CCCACCGCCGCCACCGCCACCAGAACCGACAACAATAACCTGAACCTCGCCGCTACCGGCAGAAGTGACTGAAAGCGTATGATCCCCAGCAACATTGAACACATGGTAACGCCATCCCTCATGGTCAATCACATATTGACCACCAGACGCTACGACACCAGATGCTGACGCGGCCTGCGGCGCAGACACGTTCGACGGAATGATTATCATGCCGTCAACCCTTTAATGTCAGCCACCAGGCCGTCACCCGGCGTGGTCCCCACCGCAGTCACATGCACGGTCAGAATGTCCCCGGCTGAGAACGCCCAAGTGCCAGTTGATGTTCCACCAGTCACCTGATTAGCCGCCGCAATCGTGGTAGGAGTACCCGACACCTGAGAGCCGTTCTTCCGTAGCTCCACAACCAGGTTGCCGGAAGCGTCAGCGGTCGCCACACGGAACGTCACAGACGTAAACGTGATATCCCGTTGCAGCTTCACCCCAAACGGGAAGTCACCTGTTCCGGTTGCCCTTTCAGTGTTCGCGCCGAAAGCCACAATCGACATATCGGCCACCTGACCCGCAGCCGTAGGCGTGCGGGCATCCGACAGGCGGGAATCGTCCCCAGCGCACACGGTGGAAGCAGAAGAACCAACCGGGAGGTCTGTGTAATCCACCAGGCCGGAACCGTCAAGCCCGCAGTAGCCGCCCGTCGCGCCCTTCTCTGAAGCCAGCTGGAACGCGGCAGCCTCAACCCCATCCACAGTGTCAGCATCACCAGCCGTGGACGCATACGAAACGGACTTCGCGGCATCGGCGGTGTTATCCACATCGGACAGCCCGACAGCGGCCTTGTTCAGGGTGGCCCAGGTCTTGTCGCCCCGGTAGTAGTCGCCGGTCGCGCCAGCGGCCAGCGTCGGCTCCTTGCCGTCCAACGCCGCCTGCGCGGCGGTGCTGACAGGCTTGTCCGCGTCGGCGGTGTTGTCCACGTTGGACAGCCCGACAGCCGTCTTGTTCAGGGTTGCCCAGGTCTTGTCGCCCCGGTAGTAGTCAGCCGATGTGGTGCCGGTTAGCGTCGGCTCCTTGCCGTTCAGCGCGGTCTGGGTTGCACTGGAGATGGGCTTAGCGGAGTCTGCGGTGTTATCCACGTTGGACAGCCCGACAGCCGCCTTGTTCAGCGTTGCCCAGGTCTTGTCGCCCCGGTAATACTGCCCAGCCACCCCGGCGTTAACGGTCGGCTCCTTACCATCCAAGGCAGACTGCGTAGCACTGGAGATGGGCTTATCCAGGTCGGCGGTGTTGTCGGCAGAGCCAAGCCCGACAGCCGCCTTATTCAACGTCGCCCAGGTCTTGTCACCCCGGTAGTAGTCAGCCGATGTGGTGCCGGTTAACGTCGGCTCCTTGCCGTCCAGCGCCGACTGCGTAGCGGTGCTGATCGGCTTAGCGAGGTCGGTGGTGTTGTCCACATTCCCAAGCCCCACATCGGACTTGTCCAATGTCACCACGCCGGTCTTGCCAGCCACCGATGCCACAGCGTCTGTGTTATCGGCCTTCTCATACACCAGTGAAGCGTTTGCGATCACATAGTCACCAACACTGAAACTGATTGTGCCGCTTCCAAGATCGCGGTCAGCGGCCACAGTCACCCGGTACACGTCGCCCTGATTGCCGGAACCGTCAGCCAGCGTGGGAGTGTTCGTGTCTGCATCCCACGCGCCCTGGTACGCCATCACAGCAGATGGCAGCTGGGCCATCGGCACCTTGCCGCCAGAGTCCAGGGAGGCATACCCCAGAGCCACGCCCTTGTTGCCGGTGTACTCAGCGTCGATCACTGCCCGCGCATCGGCTGGGCTGGCCCCGGCGGCAATGTAATCAGGCTTCTCGCCCAAGGTTGACCAGGTTTGCGAAGAAGCGGAACCAGTGTCGCCCTTGGGTATTGAAAAGTCGAACACCGCAGCGCCAGCCGTGCCAACATTCGTCACGCTGGCAGGACTGCCAGGAGATACGGTGGTGATGGTGCCGACAGTGACAGTCGCAGCCGGACCCGTACTCCCCTGCGGCCCAGCCGGACCCGTCAACCCCTGCTCACCCTGAACACCAGCAGGCAGACCCAGGTCGATCACCGCAGCGCCGCTGCTGCCGACATTCACGGCAGTGGCAGAAGCCCCCGGCGAAAGCGTCGAAACGGTGCCGATTTCGATGGTGGCCGCAGAACCCGTGGCACCCGTGGCACCCGTGTCACCCGTGGCACCAACCTGTCCAGCGGGCAGCCCGAAGTCAAGCACCGCCGCACCGGAGTCCCCACTGTTAACCACAGTCGCGGATTCGCCAGGACTTAGCGTCGTCACAGTTCCCACGGCGACAGTCGCCGCGTCCCCGGTGTCGCCAACCGGCCCGGTGTCCCCGGTGGGTCCGGCAGGCCCCGTGTCGCCCTGCAACTCAGCCAGGGGCAGCGGGATCGGGTCAGGAATGTCAGCGCCGCCGAAGGTGAAGATCAGGTTGTTACTGCCGTCAACCCGAACGCCGCCGGGGGCAATCTTGGTGATGCCGGACGGCGGCTGGCCGGGGGCGCGGCCAACGGTGATCAGGTTGATGGTCACGTCAGCATTGGGGGCTTGGAAGGAGAAGCCGTTGATGACCTGTCTCTTATACACATCTCCGAGCCCACGAGACGTAGAGGAAT